ATACTGCATTATCATACTTTGCAGTTTTATTATCCTCGAAACTTCCCAAGGCATATTTCCAAACCTCCCACGCTTTAAGAAACATCCACTAATTTACTGAAATCATTTTGCTTTTCAAATTTTAATGTATTCATAAATTTATCCACTAGGATATCTCCCTTATGGGATATTACAAATACGTTTGTGCCTTTACCTAGGCTACGAAGAATTTTTAGAAGTTCATTTGTACCTTCTGTATCCAAAGAGGAATCGAAAACCTCATCCAACAATAGAAGATTAGTTGCGACTGAGTTTTTCATCCTTGCTACTTCTCTCCAAGTAAACAGGAGAGCTAAGTCAATTTTCTGTTTTTCTCCTTCAGAAAATGACGAATAACTAAATTCATCCCTGAAACGACTCTTAATAACTTCATTGAACTCTTCGTCAAGTGTGAAGTTGACATAGAAGTCCATAGACTGTAAGTATTTATTGATAAGAGAATTGAAAATTGGAATATACTTCTTAATAATCTGCTTCTTTACACCACCATCCTTAAGTAACTGATGGCATATTGCAAACTCATCCAACTTTTCTCTTACTTGTGCACAATCAACTCTAGTTTTCTCTGCCTCTTCCATGAGGACATCTAGTATTTCACCCTCTGCTTTAATGTTAGGAGTATTTGATTTCAATTCTATAATCTCTTGCTCAATTCTTAGAGAATCTTTTTGAATTCTAACTACATCCTTCTCAAGGGAGTTGACAGTTGTGCGTAATTCATATAGAGAAGTACTTAAAGCATCATACTTCTCAATTTTTTTAGTGATCGTATTAATTTTTTTGGTAACATCTTTAGTTTGCTTATCATATTCACCTTGTTTTTCTGATAGGGTATCACATTTACGTTGACGAAACTCATCTTCAATCTCCTGAGTGCAAGTGGGACAGGTTTTATTCTCAGTAAAGAATTTAAAATCCTTCTTTACATCAGATAACATTCGTTTATATAAGGTCTGCTTATCTCTCAATTCAAATAACTCATCCTTAACATTACCCATCCTCTTTAATTTTGCTTCTGACTTACCGACTTCAGCAATCTTAAGTTTAACCTCCTGCTCTAAGTCAAGAATCTTTTCCTGATTTAGATCTAACTGTACACTCTTTTCTTTCTGCCTATCATCATTTGCTAGTCTCATAGTGTCTAGCAACTTCTGTTGAGCAGATACTTTATGGTCATTCATTGCCATAAGATGCTCGCAATCTTTGGCTAACTCTAATGACTTCTTAACTCTCTCTTTCAATAGCATATTCATGCTAGAGAATATCTTTATGTCCAGTAGATCCTCGATAACTTCTCTACGATGACCTGCTTGTAACTGCATAAAAGGAACAAAAGTGCTACTTCCCAGAATAACAACTTGAGTAAAGCTCTTGTAGTTAAGCTTGAGAATAGATTGTTCAAGGTATTTCTGTGTGTCTCTAGTTGCAGCATCTTGATCTATAAGCTTATTATTTTTGTACAGTTCAAATATATTTGGTTTAATCGCTCGGAATACTCTATACTCATCCTTACCTATTGTCCAGTTTACTTCAACCTTAGTACCCTTTTCATTTATACTATTAACCAACTGTGACTTTGTGATTTTACGAAAGGGTTTATTGAATAAACCAAAGCACAAAGCATCCAGAATGGTTGACTTTCCTGAACCATTGTGACCAATAATAAGAGTGGACATGCTGGAGTCTAGTTTGACCTCAGTCCAACGATCACCCGTGGAAAGAAAATTCTTCCAACGGATACTTTCAAAAACAATCATTCAGTTTTGGGCGGGATAACTAAATCGTCTTTAGTAATTACTGTGTATAAGTATCCTCTATTATTGCAGTTGACTTCAACGATGTCCTTATCCATTTCTAAAATGTCAAGAGCACCATGCCCATCTGCTTCCAATAATGTCTGATATCTAATCACATCATCTTCTTCTTCAAAAAGATGAACAGTTTTAACATGGTCTTTATTATAGACCGCATAGACACCACCTGAATTTTTATCAGTTAACAGATACATTAGAGCTCACAAGCCTCGACATACAAAGATCTTAAAATTGTTTTGACATTAGATGAGTCAACTTTCAACTCTATCTCGTCTATGTATTTATCGAGGAGTGTCATAGTGTCTTCGGTTTCCAGCACTTGAGTGCTTTCTTCAAAGGTCAGATCTTCGACTATCTTTAAGTCAGCAAGTCCAAGGTTTTGGAGTTGACTTACGGTATAGTCGAATTTCTGGTAGTCACCTTTCTCCTCGACGATCAGTTTGACAAACGTGCCCTCTAAGTTATCGGGTATCTCTACTCCATTATTATAATAGAGTTTATGGAACATGTCAAATGGATTTCTATAGAAGGTTGTCTTCAATGTTTCTGTATCGAAGACATGGAATCCTCTCTTAGATCCATAATCATTCCAGTATAACTGATATGGATTACCAAGATAATAAATGTTATCTCGGTTGGACTTCATATGATAGTGTCCAGAAAATACTTTTGTAAATTTATCAAATGGAGATGCCTCCATTCCGAAATCCATTACGTGCCCTGGATGAGCTTCAAAACCGTTAAGCTCAAGATGGCCCATACAGACATCAGCGTCACTGCTTGATACTTGTCCAAGTATGGATTTTTTGTTCTCATCACAAATCCAAGGAATAAGAAGTATGTTACAACCACCGATGCTAACAGTGGTAGGGGTATCAATAACCTCGAAGTTCTTATAACGTCCAAATAATTCTGAGGGAGCATTGACTCTTAATGTATTTTTATAATAGATGTCATGATTCCCGATAAGAATATAATGTTTGACACCCATCTTATCAAGAGGGTCAAACCACATCTCTCTAGCTGAATCTAATGATAAGAAATTTACAGACCTTCTCTTATCAAATGTATCACCAAGATTTATAACAGTATCAATATTTGATTGCTCAATAAAAGGAAGTACTATCTTAGAATAAAACTTTTTATATGCATCAATAAAATATTGATTATCATTTCGCACTCCAAAGTGCTGGTCAGTTATTAATAAGACCTTCATTTATCTTTAGAGCGATTAATTAAAGTAATAAACTTGTCTGCTGCAAATGTACCAGCAAGACATACATCTATTTCGTCACCGTCTTTCCAATTCTCTGTCCCATCTTTCTTAGTATGAGCCAGTGCTACAGTGAGATCATCTATGATTTTTTGTGTAATCTTCATCGTTTAGAATTGATTGCAATGCGAGATTTAATTTGATTATACTCTGCACCACCATCTCCGTCAACCGAGAAGACTTCATCGTATCCAGACTTCTCCAAGATTTTCTCTTTAATATCCAGCTGGCGTTTCTCTTTAGCAATACGGCGAAGGAATGCATAATATACTATCTGCGTAAAGTAAGCAAATGGATTCTTACTCTTAGCAGGATCAAAGTTATCAATATATTGTATGCAATTTTCTATCCCATCGCAAATCATGTCATCTTTATACATATAGTTTATGAAATTAGGTCTATATGATAGATGAGTAGCAATTTTTAGAAAGCACGATCCGATATATTCACTGACCTTGGGTTTAGGTTTACCCTGCAATTCAGCAATAGCTACATTTTCTTTATATCGAATTACAGCAGCAAGCAGTTCTTTGTTATCAACATAGTGCTGCTTCTGCTTTTTTTGTCCTTTCATATGAAATTTCTATTGCTCCTCTATTGTAACAGGGGTTGACAAGATTGTCAATCTCCGTTAGACTCAACACTGTCAGGGTTGGAAGGGAGGTTATATAGTTTTTTAAATAGATTTCTTGCGTCTTCTATCTTACCAAGATAACCCATTTCTTTTTCAAGTTTAATTCTTTTATTCGGGCGGCGCGATCCAAACTCTTGTGATAAGAATGCTTCGTATAACATCACATGTTGTTTGGACATAGTTGCTAACGCTACAATATCTTTTTCTCTTACAATTATAAACTCTTCATCAGACATTTGCATCCAGGGGGCGAGTCCGATTCCTTTTGCCACCTTCCCCTCTTCTACATGTCTTGTAAAAACTTCAACACTTAATGGATCCTGTATGAAACAGATTGACTCACCTTCTTCATTATGAAGCACTGCCTTCCCTATAATCTCATCGCCGTTAGTCAGCTTAAAGATTCCATAGAAGTCTTCATCATGTTTGGCGTAGTTAATCATTTGATTTTAGATGAACCTCGTTGATTTCAAATTGGAAATTTTCCTCCTTGTAAATTTTGAATCTTTCATACAAATGACGTAACGTATAATTATGTCCTTTGTCAGTAGAAATGTCGTCAGCTATATCGTATAGTGTTGCTTGCGATTTGTTTTCACCTTTTCTAAGAACCCGTCCTATGGATTGTAAATTTCTTACTCTCGATTTAGACGGTGATGCAAAAATTACATTGTGTAGGTTTCTAATATTAATACCTGTAGAGAATGTACCATAAGATGCAATGATGATTGAATGGGATGCTTCCTCAGTTAACCTTCGGACTTCTTCCCTCATATCAACATCAACACCCCCATGAATGAAATGCACAGGTATGTCAGTGTAACTATTTATCAACTCATATAAAGGTTGACCGTGCTTCTCTACATAGTTATAGAGGATTAAAGTGTTACCTTTTAGGCTACAAGAGAGGTTTCGGATAAATTTATTCCGTTGCTCATGTCCTATAAGATAATCAATTTCATCTTGATACCCTTCAAATATAGCCTCTTGATGTTTCAAGAGAATAATACTTACTTTGAGTTGTGCAAGATAACCTTGATTCATTAACTGCTTTGTCCTAGTTACTTGAGAGCATCTACCAAAGACACCTTCAAGTACAAGTTGATTGACGTTAGCACCATCAAGTGTGCCAGTGAATCCAATCCTATACTTACAACCATGCAACTTAGACATAAGAGTAGTAAGAGATTTGGATTTGAAAAGGTGTGCCTCATCACCGATGACCACATTAAACTGAGCAAACCACGTACGAGGTTGCTTATAGACAGATTGCCAAGTGGTAATTATGCAATCAGCTTCAGAGTTTTTTTGTTCCCCAGAGTATATTTTGTGGCAGTGTTTGGATGTCATCCATCCATATTCTGTAAAGTCTTTATACATTTGCTCTACCAACGAGGTAGTAGGGACTACAATTAAAACTCTTCTATTGACATTTACATGAAAACGAACCAATGAATATATCATCAAGGATTTCCCGCTGGCAG